CTCATCTGGTTTCTTATCGAAAAACCAAACGTAATCATCTCCGATGCCCATTCCATCTTCCACTGATAATGGGAGATTATTATCACGAATGTACCGGTCAAACATACCAATTTGAAATATTGTTTCACTCAACTGAGTCCATCCAGATCCGGAAGCTATTCCGTGTTGTTGATCTTTTATAATGGAATCAGGTCCAACAACCAAGTCAATGTTAGGCACGTGATATAATGTTTCTAACATAATTGTCGGATCTACGAATAAGTCAGTGCACATATGTCCAACACACTGCAACTGAGAGAATTGCATATGTGCATCCATTGCTGTTGTATCCCCACCGAAAGCGTAGGGGTGTTGCTTCCACAAATCTGTGAATCTACTTTTTACATCTTCAAATCCTTTCCAAGGCGTGACATACTTGGTAGCAGAACCTAAGTAGTTCTGTATTGGAATAGTAGACAAATACTCTCGTAAATTAGCTGACATTGGGTACATCCAAACAACCCTCAGCTTGCCATTGTAGTACCGAAAGAGTATTATTGCAGGAAAGTATTTCCATGCTCCGGATAAGCAGTACTTTTCTTCCTGTTTACGAACAATCTTTCTTCTTCTGAATTCAGGCCATCCAGAATTTGTCTCCAGGGTATCGCGATCGCTCATACTCTCATAGACGTGTGGTAATTCCCAATAATCTAAAGTTTCTGGCTTTAGAATATCACTCAGGGCTCTCAGAGGTAGTAAGACTGGAGATCCCTTCTGATATTGATCTTCAAAACTTTCTACCTTAATGGCATCCGCAATAGGCGGTATTCCTCCCTGTGGGCCGAACTTCTCAACTTGTTTTAAGTCGAAATGGTAAACTATCTTTTCAAATTCATTCCCATTCTCTAACTGTTTTAACACTTGTAACCATTTGTGTAGGACGACAGTGTCATCCATTCCCTCATACAACCATGAACGAGGAGTCATCTCTCTTCCTCCAATTAAAGAATGAAGATAAGACGACAATCCTTGCGAATGACGAACAATCATTCTCTGCTGCTGAGACATCGTACTTATCTGAAATTTCATAAGTTCCTCCTAAATTGGAAGTTTACAACAAGTACCCTTTGGAGGTCGGGTCTCATCAATCCAATTTCTAATGTCTAGCGAATGCGATTGTAATGCGTCGAGTAAGGTCTCGAAAGTATAGTTTGCAGCATAATGATCATAATGCGTGCATACTACATCGATTAAATCGATCAGTTCATTCAGCTTTTCTTTAGCGGAGCTGAACTTTCCGTGAAGCTCAATTTCTCTTTGGCGAACTTCTTCCATTTCACTAATTTTTACAACTTTAGTTTGTTGTTTTGATGTTGTTTTCATAACATCCTCCTTAAAAT